GTGGTAATCGCCGGTCAGGTTGATGTGCTCCCACTTGAGCGGTGAAAGGTGGGGGAGGGCCTCGTCGGATACGGTTTGGCCGCTTTGGCGGATAGCGGCGACCGCCTGCTCCAGATAGACCGTGTTCCAGAAAACGATGGCGCCGACCACGAGGTTCAACCCGCTTGCACGATGCCGCTGGTTTTCATGCGTTCGATCTCGGAGTTCTCCGAGCCGATTGAAGAACACGGCCCTGGCCAGGGCATTTTTGGCCTCGCCTTTGTTGAGCCCGACATGAATGCGCCGCCGCAATTCGGGACTGCTGATGTATTGGAGCAGGAACAACGTCCTTTCGACCTTTCCGAGTTCTCGCAACGCCACGGCCAATCCGTTCTGTCGGGGGTAGGCGCCGAGTTTGCGGAGCATCAGCGATGCCGTAACGGAGCCATGCTTGATCGACGTGGCGAGACGGAGGATTTCATCCCAGTGGCCGACGATCTGTTTCCTATTTATAACCCCACCGATGAGCGGCGCGAGCGTCTCATACGTGGACGGCTTCTCCAAGGTATAGAGGCGCGTGTCGGCAAGGTTGCGAATACGTGGGGCGAACCGAAAACCGAGCAGATGACACAAGGCGAAGACATGATCGGTGAATCCGGCGGTGTCGGTGTAATGCTCTTCGATGTGGAGGTCGGATTCGTGATACAGCAGCCCGTCGAGCACATGGGTGGCATCCCTGACGTTTGCGCTTATGAGCTTGGTATGGAATGGGGCGTACTGGTCCGAGATGTGAGTATAGAACGTCGCGCCCGGCTCGTTGCCGTAGCGGGCATTGACCGACCCCATTGCTTCTCCGCCACCCCCGGCCTTGAATCGCTGCCCGTCTGAGGAACTCGTCGTTCCATCGCCCCAGTGCGCGGCGAACTCCAGGCGGTGATGATGGTTCACGATCTCGGCGAGCGCCTTCGCGTAGGTCTCATCCCGGATGTACCAGGTGGCGATGCGCGACAGCGTCGAGAGTGAGACGCCAGGACACGCATCGGCCATCCGGGTGAGTCCAAGATTGATGCCATCGGAAAGAATGGCTGTGAGCAGCAGCTCACGATCCGATACCGCGTCCCCGGAGCGGAGATTGGTGAAGTGCCGCCCGAAGTCGCACCAGCTATCCACTTCCGTGAGCAGATTGGTGATCTTGATCCGTGGCAGAAGCCCATAGGCTTGACGGGTCAGCAACTCCGCTTCATCCGATTCCTGATTGTCGAGCGGCGTGATCTTCAGCAAGCCGTCGGTAATGGAGGCGTCAGGCAACTCCTTGGCCTGGGCGAGCCGATCTACGCGCAGGAATTCAGCGTGAAGAAGCTCACTGCGTTGAGACAAGTATTTTTCGGCATCGAGTTCGATCGCGAGCGACAAGCCTGCCGTTCGCATGGCGGCGTATATCTGCACCGGCAGCAAGTAATCATCGAAGTCCCGGTATCGGCGGCTGCCGGTAACCGATAGATCACCGGAGCGCAGACTCTTTCCCAACTCCGACAGCACGCAGGTTTCGTAAAATCGCCGGTCGATGCCCTCGTTTGTGAATACGTGCCGCTCCCAACGGGGACGAACGAACCCACGTGGCGCGTCGTCGGGCACCTTTCGAGCGCCGGTCTTGTTCAACTCCCGCAGCAGTTCGACTGCTTTCATAAGCTGTTCGCTCACTGGGCATGGGCGGAACTCGAAAGCCTCAATGAACTGCGGAGCATATCGACGGAGCGCCGGGTAGCTGGTGGCGATCAACGCCAGCCAGTCGAATTCACCCGGTTGCGCCAGCTTTTCGGCCTCGGCTACGCTCGCCGTCAACTCTTCCCATGGCAAAACCCCTTCGACGGCGGCGAACGGATCGGCATTTTGGGTCTTGGCGTCGATCAATGCCCGTCCTATCGCAGCGTAGCGCTTCAACGTCTCATTGATCGCCTTGCCGTTCTCCTGAAATTTGCCCAGGTGTCTCCGCTCCGCCTTCTTGAATTGCTGACCAAGATAACGCTCGTGCATTTCCAGCGCCTCGTCCGTCAACACCGCCATCGCATCAAGAACCCCGGCGACGAGCGTCGCGTATCGCCGGTCTTGGCTGAACGCCCTGAGGTGTGTCACGTCCGTGTTCGCGCCTTCGCGGGCGATCTGCACAAGTCGGTTTTGGTGCAGACGAGCAGACCAGGCGACGGGGATACCCAGAGAACGAAGAAATGTCAGACGTTCCAGGCAGGAGAGGATATTCGTCGGATTTGCGGCCCCGAGCGACTGGCGGACCCAGCCGAGATATGTTTGCCGCGTTTCGCCTCGCGAGTCGAGCAACCCATCAAGTTTCAATCGTTGCTCGTGCGTGAGATCGCCGGAGAGCGCAGCGTAGGCTTCGCGCCTTGCCCTGGCGCGACAGGAAAGCGACAAGCGTTCGAGGACAGGCAGAGTGGGAACTACGACTCGGCGGCGGCGAACCTCAGCAACGAGCAACGTGACCAGCGCCAGGCCGTTGTCGGTGCCGCGGGCCTGCTCAGTGAGCCAGGCCGATAGTGTCCGGTACTCCTTGATGCCGAATGCGGTGAACCCGTACTCACGCATCACTTCAACTGCATGCTCCCGCCGGGTCTGATCCCGCTCGGCATAACTGGCCAAGTCTGCCGGAGCAGCGTCAACCTGTAGCGCGATGAAGCGAAGCATTGCCGCCGGCATGATCTCCGCCGGCGTCCACGCACGGCCGGGATGCCGCAAGAAGCAGAGTTGTGTTGCAACGCCCAGCCGGTTCGCATCTGTCCGGTGTGCGGCCACAAACTCCAGGTCGGCTGGGGTGAGCGTGTAAAGCTGCTCGTACTCTCGCAGGCTGGTCGGGAGTGCCAGGACCTGAATGCGTTGGGCTGGAGACAACAGGTTCCGCCAGGGCATGGCCATCCTCCTGTGAACAAACTATAGTTTTCGGACATACTGTTATCGCATGCCCATACCCCAGAAAAAACCTGCGATTCTGCCCCCCGCCCGCAAGGGGGTTTTTGGACAGAGGGAGAAATCTCCTCGCGTCGGGCTTTATGCCCGCGTCTCGACTCATGACCAGCAAACGCTACCGATGCAACTATCGGCGATGCGGAGTTATGCCAGGAAGAGGGGCTGGACCGTAGCCGTCGAAGTCAAGGACGTGGGCTCTGGGGCGACAACTCGGGCCTTGCGACAAAAACTGATTGAAACCGCCCGGCGCCGGGAGATCGATTCCGTGCTCGTTTGGCGGCTCGACCGCTGGGGCCGGTCTCTCGTGGACCTGGTGAACACGCTTCAGGAATTGACCGCGCTCGAAGTTGGCTTTGTTTCGCTAAGCGAAGCGTTGGACCTCACCACTCCGAGCGGCCGGGCGCTTGCCGGGATGCTGGCCGTATTTGCCGAATTTGAACGGGATATTTTGCGGGACCGGGTGAAGGCGGGCATCGATCAAGCCAGAAAGGAAGGGAAACCGCATGGACGGCCAAAGACAGCAGGTAAGCTCGTGCCAGAGATGAAAAAGCTGCGAAAGGACGGGCTGAGCAAAAGGGCAATCGCCAAGCAGCTTGGGGTCAGCCGCACTTCCGTCATACGACTTCTACATCCCAGGAAGCGCTCTTAGGAGTCTTAACTTCATTCCGGCACCGGTTTCCTCTACACTGCGCGATTGGCCGTTTCTTTTTTGCGGCCGGACTCGGCGTTGCGAGGGCCCTCCGGCGCGTCACCAGACGAAGGAGGCCGCACTAAGTCTCTCTCCTTTCTAGCTGACGGAACATCCGCGCGGACACACTAAAATGGGCGTGGGAGGGCTAATTGTACCGACTACTGGTCTTCGCCGCGCTTGCGGTTCGGTTTTCGTCTGTTTGCCCCGCATAGGATTCGCCAGTTGCCAGCGAGCGCGAGGTACGGCAGTTCCTGACGGATCTCGTTAACGCTTCCCTCAAACCCGACCCGCTGCAACTGAACCGGTTCTACGCGGACGAGTTCATCGCGACGAACGCTTCGGGAACAGTGTTGAACAAAGCGGCTGTTATAGGAGCCTTTACGTCCGGCAAAGTTCGCTTCACGGCCTATGAAATTGAAGAGGTCCGGGTTCGGATCTATGGTGATCTCGCCATAATCCGCGATAGCGAACGAATCGACAGCAACACGGGAACGGGACGGTTTCGACACCTTCGCGTTGCCTCGAAGCGAGATGGGCGTTGGCAGTTGATTGCGACGCAAATGACTAGGATTGCCGAGAACTAGCCGGCCCGAGGAGCCGCCAAGGCCTCAGTCCCCCTTAGCGTGCAATTTTTGACCAGTGGAGGAGTGACCCCTTTCTGGCGAAGAACTGTTCGAGCAACGCGCGCCCGATCTCGTCCGGATCCTCTGCCCGCAGCGCGGGCGGCGGGCAAGTGCAGTGCAACAGGCAACGGCCGCAGCGCAGGCACACAGGGCTGATCGCGCAGGCGTGGCGGGCTCATGGGGCGTGCAGATCTGTGCGGTCGTTGGATTCGCCGCGCAGGTGCAGTGCACAAGAAGGCAGAAGCCGCAACGGGAGCACAAGAAGCGGCGTGCGCAGGGCGTGTTGATCTGGCGAGGCGTGCAGGCGGTCATTGAATTGAGTGGCTGGCGTTGCAGGGAATCGGCGAGAGGCTGAACACCGTCAGTCCGTAGCGTCCGTATTCGTCCTTATCTTCCAGCACGAACGGATGAGAGCCTAACGATTCTTCGCCCGCCAGGATTCTTTCGGGGCTGTGGGATATGCAGTGCTCTGCCAGGAAATGGTTGACACTCCCAGGCGTGTTGGCAATCCCGAATAGTTCGGGGATCTGCGACAGGCGCACACGCGGCAGATCATGCCCGATCCGTTGACATAACGCGGCCATTTTCGATTCGCCGCAATCGGGGTCGTTGCAGTTGCATTTAAAGCCGCTGGCGAACTTCCGCTTTTTCCTGATCTTCATCTGATGCCTCCTGTCGAACTGTTGAAGTACTCCCGCGTCTCTTAGACGCCCGCGAGCAAGTCCAACTGGCCTCGCGAGCAATCTCCCGAATGCAGGAACCCGAAGGTCCGCTCGTATTCGTGGATGAACTTTTGGATGTCGGCCACATCGGTCCACACCACTGCGCCCCGAGCGCGTTCCCGCTCCCGCCACGTACGCTGGTCGCACGCCGTGCAGCGCTTGCGTGTGCCGCGGTTCTGCAGGCAGCGGCATTGCATCCTGGCCTTCGGACGCTTGAGTTCCACCCAGAGAGTGAGCGATCCTGCGGGCACCCCGCCCTCGAGGTAATAGACGAACAAAAAGTCGGCGGTGCCCGGCTCGCATGTGGAGAACTGCCCCGGTACGATGGTGCGTTGCATCCGCACCGGCCGCCAGCCGCGCAGCTCCATAAAATCGCGCACTTGCTGCGTTATGTGGCTCTCGGAGAGCGGAGGCAAGCTTACGTTCACCAATCCTCAGCTCTCCTGGCCGCCGCAGTAATGCTGCTCCAAACTTCGTAGCGCATTCTGGACGATTAGTGCGTCGCGGGTGAGTAAGACGGCTTGCGCCAAATCCTCCTCGCCGGGAAGCTCCTCCGGTCCCAGCGCGCCGCTCAGCCGCATTATGTAGATGGCAAATTCTTTGTCGTCCCTATAGGGCCGGATGTCCACGTCAGTCATAGCTCACCTCCTAAAAAAATCCCTTTACTGCGTTTCAAACCACCCCTTCACGTCTTCCTCCGACACTCCCAGCGGATCGAAGGGCACCTCCACGGGCACGGGCGGCCGGATGTCGCCGTATTTTTTAATCAGCTTGTCGCGCGCGGCCAGCAGGCCAACCACGAACTGATCGAGCGCCTCGGCGAGGGCCGTCTGGTACGAGCCGTCGCGCTCAACGCGAATGATGACCAAGGGGAAGGGCGGGCAATAGGAAACGATGTCCACCCATCGCCTTTCTGTCAGTAGCAATTGCCCCTGCAGTTGCGGTGTGTAGTCCTGCTCGATCGAACTGGTGAGCATGTAACCAACATGCGTGGGCGGCGCTGGCACCTTGATCTCGAGCAGGCCAATCTCACCAATCAGCCGGTCTGGCGAGCAGCCAACATTGCCGTCGTCGCTGGTGATGAAGCCAACCTGTTCAGCCTCCTGCCCTGTTTGAAATTCATAAGCCCGTACAGCGGCCTCCTCGAGGTCATGCCCCCGTTGCATCCACTCGCTCCTATACGTGCTTTCCGGATCTTCCAGCGGAGCGCCAAAAAGCCATTCAGCGAGCAGGCGGTGCAGATACGCATCGGATTGTTTAGAAAGCTTGCCGCCAGGCGTGACGATCTTCGCGAAGCATGAGGCAGTGGGGATGCCCAGGCGCAGGCGATGCCATCGTTCGGAGCCCTGGATGCACTCGTGCATAATCATGACTGCCTCATCGCCTGCGCGATTGCGATCGCGAGCCGCACGTCCTCGAGCGCATCGTGGGCGCCGTCGCCAGGGATTCCGAAATGCTTACACAGCTCCGCCAGACGGAAGCTCTTCGGCTCGATCCCTCGTTCATCGGAAAACCATAAGGCACGCTGCAACGTGTCGCGCACATGCAATTCAACCGGGCAGAATAGTTGCGCCTCTTGGAACATGCGCCGCAGCCGTGGCCCATCAAAGACCGCGGCGTTGTGTCCGGCCAGGCGCGCGACCGAATACGGCTTGCCTGCCTTGCTGATCTTTTCGACACACGAGAATGGGCGTAGCCACTGGGCAAAGAGCCGTGCCACTTCCGCGGGCGGTTTCGCGGCCGTCCATTTGGCGCGATCGTAATGGTTGATTTGCAGGGCCTGCGGATCGGCGGCGGCTTCGTTGAACTGGATTTTCTCTTCGAACGACGCCAGTTCGTGAAACTCGCTATCGACAGCAATCGCCGCGAGTTGAATGTTCGGCTGATGGTCGTGTACTCCACCCGTTTCGAAGTCGAAGAAAACCATCGTCATGATTGCGCCTGCTTCTTGCGTTGTTCAAGCTTCTCGATCACGCGTTTGTATTCCCCTCGGTGGATATGCTCGACATCGTCTGCACCGCACCAGGCCAAGAATTTCTCGTCCTTTGGATTAATCTTGCAGTCGCGGAGGAGGGCGAAAATGGTCAAGGCTTGTTCCTGCGTGATGAATTCGCCGGGCGCATTGCCGTCGATGTCGGTATCGATGGTGATCACATTGAAGGCGAGGGACAAGAGAATACGCCGGCCGAAAGAAACCGTTGAGGCAACGTTTTGCACGGCTGACCTGAACTCGCTCGATTCAATAGGCAAAACGAGAGAGAAGGCTTCGCGGTGTCCCTGCTGATGTTTCACCGTCAGAATCAGCTTGGTCGCTTTGGGCGGAATGTCCTCGGTGGAGAAAAAAAGAGAGAAGCCTTCTTGGATGATCAGCGGCCGCAAAATCGCGTCGATATCTTCTAAAGCCGCATATTTGGAGCGCAGTTGTCCCTTGACAATGATCTTCCTTGTTTTGTAAATCGGAGGCACGGAACTCTGCACGCGATTCATGGCCTCTGTGTAAGCCATCTCGGCCTGCTGCTGCATGAGCCGTTCGCGCATCTCGAGTAGTGACTGCATTTTCTGAATGTCAATGTTCGGATCCCGCGCGGCAGCCGCGATTAATGCAAGGAGCCCGTCAGTGGTGGGCACCAACTCCGTCGATGGTGGCGTGTCTATTTCGGGTTCTACGTTCATGCGGCCTCCTCAAAGCTCCAGCTCTCGATATCAATCCTGTTGCTGTACTCGAATACGCCTGCGATCAAATCACGCAACCAGTCGCTTCCCGGCCGGCCAGGATGTTTGCAACCTGCCCAGATGTCGATGCGTGTTGGC